GTCACGTCTTAATCAAATCAATTTAGACGTTGTCGATACATTGGGGCACCAGGGTGGCTTAGGTTTAGGTCACATCTTAGATGTAACACAGGAAGAATTTCATCTAGTAACTGAATTTTGTCAGTACTACTATGAAACCCTGCATCTAAAGCCAGTGGTTGTGAGCTTGACGGAAGTTGAGCGGGATCACCGGTTTGTCCTGGTTCGGATCAAGGCGGATAACGTCAAGTTATTCGATGACAAGGTAGAAGTTCAAAACTATAACCGAGTCATGGGGGTAGGGAAAAGGAATCGTCAGTGCGATTGGGAGAAGAGAGTACTATTTACATGGGAGAAGGAGGAAGGAGTGGATCCAAGGATCATTCCTCACCTTTTCTCATTTTTACGGTCGCTTCTTTTAACGATGATGTTTGAGAGCTGCTTCAACACAGGCGGAAAGACCTTTGTCGAGAGATTCACTATGAGTGATCTTCTCCAACCTGTGTCCGACTGGAAAACACTTTCACTAGAAGACTTTGTCTCTTGTGCCAAATATGTCACTGTCTATCCTCTGGCTCGCCACAAGCGAGTTGGAGAGGGACAGGAGCTTCCTCCTTTACCGAGTTGCTTCGGTTCAAGATCCCCTTATTTCTTCAAAGGTAGATTACGAGACTTCATCCGTAATCGATTGAACATTAGTTCTACCGAGAAGAGCTTAAAGGGAGCCTGGGCCTGGCAACAAGCTAAAAGGGGTTGTGAAACAGTACCTGATTCATTCATACAAAAAGCTATGGAGAAGCACGGAACTCTGCTGAAAACAGAGTTCGATGTAACCATCCCTGAATTTAATGTTTACGACAATAAAATTCAGCCCGTTGCTGCGCTTGCGTTTGCGAACGAGATTTTGTATGAAGACCTTGAATCAGATTTGGACACCTTCTTAGATGTCCTCATCAAGCCGAATTCAGCACTTGAATTCAACTTCGGTGAGGCATCCAACTCAGCCTGCTTTGAAAAGAAGAGGAGTGAGGGGGGAAGTAGAGAGATGGTTCGACTTTTACATGGAGGGGGAAGGGGAGAAGATCATCTTGCAAAGATGGTCTATCACCCTCGCCTCGGGGTAAAAGAATTACGAACAGACCTAACAAAGGACATTAGTGAAAAGAGTTTGAAGGAAGTGTGGGAAATTGATGATCTTTTAATCAATGGTACATCCGCACCGGAAGCCCTAGCAAGGTTTGGGGAGGATCTCGTCAATAGGGATCGAAACCTCAAAGCCCACGTTGCTTGTATTACGGAACCCCTGAAGGTCCGTGTACTCACAAAGTGTGAAGCTATTCCAACCTACCGCGCTAAAGCACTCCAGAAGTTCCTCTGGGAGAGTTTGCGTCGCCTTAAGCCCTTTGCCTTAATCGGGGAAACAGTATCGGAAAACATGATCAATGAACTGCTCGAACTTGAGTTTAAACTCGCCATTGATACGCCACGGAAGTGGGTATCTGGTGATTATTCAGCTGCAACTGATGGGGTAAGCCCTCTAGTCTCGGAAATGATCCTTGACAAGATACTTACTCGCCTCAATGTGGACGAAGAATATCACCAACTCTGCCTGCAGGTTTTAGGTATGCACGAAATTACATATCCAAAAACCTCGGAGATTGATGGGTTTAAACAAAAGCGGGGACAATTGATGGGCTCAATTCTGAGCTTTCCAATATTGTGTATCCTCAATTTTCTGACTGTAAGAACTCAGCCAATTGTGAGGGATGTACTACAGAAGATCCGAAGAGAAAAGAGATGGGAGAAGAAGATTGAAATTTTTAACGGACTACCTCTTCGTGTGAACGGAGACGATATTTTATTCCCAGCCACTGATGATGAGTATCTCAGTTGGCTCTTTGAGCTCAAAGTCATCGGGTTCTCGAAAAGTTTAGGGAAAAACCTAATTAGTTCATCGTTCCTAACGATAAATACTAATATGTTTTTCCTCTTCCCTGGACGAGACCCCCCTAAGATGGCAGAAAGAAGGGAAAATCCTTATATGAAGATCATTCATAGGATTTGTAAAGATGATGGAACGTTAAAAAGGAAGATCGGAAGTGAGTGGAAGAATTGGAAGAAAAAGCAATACGAAGTCGCCTGGTGGTGGGACTTCGAGGAAGACAAGATCTTGGATGAAAATTATGAGTGGGAGATGAAGAGGTTTAAAGAGGGAAATGGAAGGAAATTTTGTAAAAGATTGACTTACACGAACTTAGGACATCTCATGTGTCGCTCCAAAGTGAACAACAGAGATAGAACAGATAAACCAATCTGGGACATTTATAATAGTTTACAAGGGGATACAGAAAATCAACACCTACTGACCAAATTATTTTTCAGGTATAACAGGGAGGAGATCGATAAGATAACTGAGAAGGGGTTTTACAACCTCTTCTTGCCTAGATCCTTGGGCGGTTGTGGGTTTGTAGGACAACCTCAACACATGACCAGTTATCAAATCGCTCTCGCATCCTATTTATATCGTCGTCATACTCACGTTGGTGAGGTGATGGACCAAGATCTTGGTCTTGTTTGCGAAAAAGATGGTAAGGACCCAAGTACAGTCTCTCAAGACTTGTACAAGGACCACCTTGGGATGAGAGTGAGAAAGTTTGATGTACCTCCAAAAGGTTACATTCAGAAACCTGACGTGTTTACTGTTCACTATGTAAACGGGTCACCAGGGGTTTCGATGTTAATCCAGAAGAGATATCCGATCGATCTCCCTTTGAATATTAGGCCTGTGCGCGATATTTCGAAGTTGACATCCTGGACTGATGACCTAAAGACCATCATTCAAGTCCAAAAGTCCATCAAGAACGATGGCCTTTCAATTCCGCCCCCCATGCATTCCTATTTCGAAGAAGATGCAAACGACCTGGCTAACTCCCTTTGAGTTAGTCCCTGTGTTTGTCACCAACCTCTCCATATCACAAATGAGTGAGGAGTGTTTAAGAAGGTAATGTAAGTTCCAGAGAAAGCCTTGAGATATTAATCTTTCAGATAAGTTTAATTCAGAATCTATGATAGAACATTGTTTTGACAATTTAATTCTACCTAGTACCCTGAAGCTTATTTCAGATTATATTTCCGCTTAGTATCTGCAATCTCGTTATTCAACTTAACTCTCTAGACTGAATAGACAGTCAGTGGATGTTGGAAGATGTGCTCTAGACCCCCATACAGGTGTCTTGATATATCGGCAAGTGGTAGCTCTTTTAACAGAGAGGACAAGAAGAAGCTTCTGTTCGGTTCGCCACACTAATGAAC